GATCGCGTGACAGAATTATGGACGGGCGAATCTGCTGATGCAGATAAAGATGGTAAGAAAAAGAAGGGTAAAGGAAAAGGATCTGTGAAAGTTTCTCAACCCATCTCTGGTCAAGGACAACAACAAATGCAACAGCAATCACCTGACCAAACAGCTCAAAACCAGTCTTTATATGGGTCAACTAATATTAACCAGTTGCCTACATCTGCTACTACTAGTCAACAATTGCCAAATTATAACGAAATGTACTCCCAGTCAGACCAAAACCCATTACAAAATGCAGCAACACCTGGTGGATTTGGCGATTCATTGATCCAAGCTTCTAATGAATTTTTAGGTAATTCTTTTGGATCAAATTTTTAGCTATATTGAACTAAATTGATATAAAATTATAGTATACTACTATATCAATTATAATAATGTGTATTAATGAAGGATGCACTACTCGACCAAATTTTAATATAGAAGGTCAAACAAAAGCATTATTTTGTTCAAAACATAAAAAAGAAAATATGGTAGATGTAAAAAACAAAAAATGTGAATTTGAAACATGTAAAATTCAACCAAATTTTAATTTTGAAAATAATGTAAAGGCAAAATATTGTTCAAATCATAAAAAAGAAGGAATGATAGATATTAAAAATAAAAAATGTATTTATGAAAAATGTAATACACGTCCTATTTATAATAAAGATGGTGAAACAAAACCTTTATATTGTTTACAACATAAACATATAGGAATGATAGATGTGACACATAATACTTGTAAATATAAAGGATGTAATATTCGACCAAATTTTAATATAGAAGGACAAATAAATGCTTTATATTGTGCAGAACATAAAAAAGAAAATATGGTAAATATCTTATCTAAAACTTGTGAACAAGAAGGATGTAACATAATACCAATTTTTAATTTTGAAGGACAACTTAAAGCAAAATATTGTAATAAGCATAAACAAGAAAATATGGTAGATGTAAAAAATAAAACTTGTATTCATGAAGGATGTAATATTCAACCATGCAATAATTTTGAAGGACAAATACTAGCACTATATTGCACACTTCATAAAAAACTTGGAATGACAGATATAAGATCTAAAATATGTATTCATGAAGGATGTAAAATACACGCACATTTTAATTTTAAAAATCAAGTAAAATTATTATTTTGTTTTAGTCATAAAAAAGATGGAATGGTAGATATAAAAAATAAAACTTGTAAAAATGATTGGTGTTCTACTCAAATTAAAGATAAATACGAAGGTTATTGTCTATATTGCTTTATAAATATGTTTCCAGACAAACCAGTTTCACGAAATTACAAAACAAAAGAACGTGCAACAGTAGAACATGTAATAAACAAATATCCAGAGTTAACTTGGACAGCAGATAAAGTTGTAAAAGACGGATGCTCAAAAAGACGACCAGATTTACTATTAGATTTAGGATACCAAATTATTATTATAGAAGTAGATGAAAATCAACACACTGATTATGATTGTAGTTGTGAAAATAAAAGAATAATGGAATTATCACAAGATTTAGGACATAGACCAGTCATATTTATAAGGTTTAATCCAGATGATTATTTAGATACAGGCAATACTATTACTTCATGTTGGAGTAATAATAAAAATGGTATTTGCACTATAAAAAAATCCAAACAGGATGAATGGACGCAAAGATTAAATTCATTAACTTCCCAACTAGATTATTGGATTGATCCGGTAAATAAAACAAATAAAACTATTGAAACCGTGCAATTATTTTATGATATATAAAATCATGTATTTATAAAAAAATTGAAGTAAAAAATTAAATACTAATTTAAATTACAACATATAAAATGACTGAAGTAACAATCCAACAAACTGAATTAGAAGTGAACATTATTAATCCTTTTGATGACTTAATTAAATCATCAATTAGTAGTCGAATTGAAAAATTAAATGTAAAAGAAGAATTGCAACCCTTAGCAGGTATATTAGAAATATCTATTTATAAAGAAGATATCAAACTAGATAAATCAGGTAAGCCTTGTAAACAAACAAATAAAAATAAAAAAGATTTAGTTAGCGAGATAAAAATGAAATTAGATACATTAACAATTGACCAGCAAATACATATTATAAAAGATGCCAATATTGGACTTGAATTGGAAGTCAAAAATATATTAGAAAAAAATGTAAATATAGATGAATTAATAGCACTCGGTATTTGTCTTCCATTGAATATATTTTTAGAAGACAACCCGTGCTTGCAAGAGTTATTTGTAAATACGTGCGATTTAGAAAATATAAATAATTGCGTAAAGTCAACAAATTGTGTTCCATTTGAAGTTCAAGGGTTATATGCATTGACAATTTGTAAAAATGAGATTAATTATATTGTTAAATTAGGATCATTTGCTGAAAGTCAAGGAATGTTTAAAAGGATATGTAGTTTTGGTGGAGGAAATCATGAAACAGGATCGCTAACAAATAAATGGTTTCAAAGATTTATAAAAAAAGCATTAGCAGAAGGATATACAAGTAAATTCACATATTATAATAAAATCCAAGAAAAAATATCAATAACTGATTTATCAGGAAATCAAATTGAAATGATGCCATATGTGATGAGACCATTAGAGACACAGTTATTTCAAAAATATAGTAAAAGCAATCATAATATACCACCAATATTTGGTTCAAATTGTTTGTAATAGCTAGCAATATAGTCTATAAATTAGTAGTAATGTAATTTGCTTCCTCTTCTGTAATATTAAAATAATCATAAATTTTTTGTTGGTCACCCAACTCAGGTATAGGAAAACTTTGTAATATTCGTATATTATTAAAATTTCCCCAACGGCAAATATTATTTATAAATACATATAAGGGATGCTGTAATATTTGCACATATTTTTTTGCTTCTTCTTCATCCGCACATAATATGAATACAATGGATTGTGTCATTCCACAGTTATCTATAAAAACTTTATATTTGTCTGTTGTAGAAATGAATACTTTAAATCCTTCTTGAAATTTATGAGGTTTTGAAGCATATACAGTTTGACTAGGTGTATGTATTAATTTATATTTGTATACATCAGTTTCTACATCATTAATAAATGCTGCTTTTGTATATTTATGTAAATCACTGCTTGTTTTAATCTCAAATTTTTTTAAAGCTATATTATCTATTGTTTTTGATAATATGTCTTGAACTAGTTGATTATATAATAATGGAATATACTTTCGTGGTTTGGATACAACAGAACTAGTATATTCTTTTTTCTTCCATATACCCGAAACATTAATATTTTTATAAAATGCAGAATTTTGAATTATATACCAAGTAAAACTAGAACCGATTTTTTTAAAATATTTTTTTGCAGTATGTATATCTAAATGTATTATTTGCAATCCAGTAATTATTTCAATTAATACATTTCTATCAGCAAATGACATCCAATTATCTGGAGTAATAAATAATAAATATCCATTAGGTTTCAATTGAGATAATGCTTTTTCAATAAAATCTTTAATTAAGTTGTGATTTTTGGATGCTCTTTTTCCATTTTCCAATAATTTTGCAAAAGGAGGATTGGCAACAATTAAATCGCGTTTTTTAGAAGTATTAAATGTAATAAAATCATTATTCGTTACTTGTAAATTATATTTTTCATTACAAAATACTTTACGAACATTATCTAATCTACTTTCATTAATATCATTAAATTCTAATATATTTTCCAAAATGGTTTGTTTATCGTGATATTTCATTAATTCAAATAAAATTGGAATACTAAAATTACCATTACCACAACATGGATCTAATATAGATAAATCTGGTCTAGTCCATAATTCAACTGGAATTTTATTAATCATTTCACTTATACAATCAATAGGTGTTGGTTCATCATTGCTTGATTTATAAGTGCTTTTATCATTATTTAAAGTGTCATCATAATATTTTTTTATTTCATCAAAAGTAGATGTATCAATAGTATTAGTTGATTCAGCTACAGTTACTGATGGCATAATAACTATATTTTCATTTAGAGAGCATAATTTAGTAAATTTCTCTTCAACAGATTTATCAATAATTTCCTTTATTTTACTTTCATTAACACAAGGGGTTTTTCTTTTTTGATGCTGTGTATAATTAGATTTATTATTAAACTCTTTACCGCACTTTTCACAACTGATTTTAGGCATTTTTAGGTATTATAATATATTGTAATATTTTATATTTAAATCAATTTATTATAATAATATAAACTCGACTGATTAATGTTAAAGATAATTCTCCTTTAATAAAATATGGATGTCAATGTTTTATTAAAAGCGTTAGATAATGATGCCAATGAAAATATTATCAATATGTCATATAAAAAGATCACAGAGATGACACACAATATGCTCACAGAATTGGAATTAGAAGTAGAAGTGTTTAAAGAATATTTCAATAAACTCAAACAATATCGCTACATAGATGAACTCAATGATCTTAAAATTGGCGCATTTATTCGATGGATACCACTATCCGACCCAGAAAATATACATTTAACTCAAGGTGGCATCATATGCGATATTAAAATTACAGATAAAGGAATTGCACTAGTATGCAAGAATTTTGCACATAAACATTATCATTTAAATCCAGATGAATTAATGATATTTCAAAAATTGTCAGGACAAGAGCAGGTCCTTTTAGCAGCCCTAGATTATTTAGAGAAGTAGGGGCGCGATGTTTCTTTAAGTAGTTTTCTTATATCTACTTTTCGGGGGGGGGGGGTTATTTACTTTTTTGTTTAGATTTTTTTTGTCGGCATGTAAATTTACCGCGCTTTAACCCTTTTCCCTTAAATATACTCCGAGTGCAAATTCCAATAGCTTTAGGTTCAGATTTAACTGCTTTGCCTACTTTTTTAATACATCTGCATAATTTTTCAGATAAGATTTGTTCTGCTTTATGTTTTAAAGTAGAACTGTGTTTTGGAATAGGTAAATTGTAATATTTTAAAATAGTTGTATAATCTGTTTTATTTAATTTCATTGATGAAGATGATGACATAATATAATATATGAATATTTTATGCAACAAAAAATCGTGGTATTTGATGTGGATGAAACATTAGGATATTTTTCTAAATTGGGAAAAATATGGAAAATGGTAGAATCCAAAAATCAAAACCAGGATACATTTGATACTTTATTAGATTTATTTCCGGAATTTATAAGACCCCATATGCTAACAATATTAAAGTATCTCAAACGACAAAAGACGGAGTTTATTTGTAATAAAGTAATGATTTATACAAATAATCAATCTCCTACTGAAAAATGGATACAATATATAAAAAATTATTTTGAAAACAAATTGAAATATCCGTTATTTGATAAAATTATTGGTGCATTTAAAATCAATGGTAAAAAAGTAGAATTAGGTAGAACTTCACATAAAAAATCATATACTGATTTAATTACATGTGCTAAATTACCAGTAAATACACAGATATGTTTTGTAGATGATACTTATTATCCTGAAATGGATGTATCAAATGTAGTTTATGTAAAAGTAAAACAACCTTATATATATGATTTATCAAATGAAGTAATTATGAAGCGTTTGAAAATAAAAGATAAAGATGCGCTTTTATTTACATATATTGAAAAGGATAAAAAAGAATTTGAATTAGATAAAATTATTAGTAAAAAAATAATGTTATGCCTACAAAATTTTTTAACTAAAGATATATAAATGGTCTATATTCCAAATTCTGGTGACTATAGAGATACTATTGGATTTAATAATTTATTAGAAGGACAAGAGTCAAAAAAAATAAATATATTTGTTGTACCTAAAGGATATGTTAGTCCTCCTAGAAAAACTAGACGACCTACAGGAAGAAATACAAGAAAACCATCTAGACGTTCTTCTTTTCGTAAAGAAATGATAAAATTTGTAAATAATTCTAGTCGTGCTAAAAAATCAAGTCGGCAAATAAAACAAGACATTATGAAAATACAACAACGTCATAATATTATACCAATAATGCCTAGAAAAAAATCAAATTCTTTACATAAACTTGAAAACTATCAACCAGTCCAACAACAACAACAACAACAACAACAACAACCAGTCCAACCAAGACCAGAACAACAACAAATGCAATATTTAGTTAAATCGCCTATAAATAAACAACCATTACCAAAACATCAAACTGAAGTATATCCAAATCAAATATATAGAAGACAAAGGAGACAACAAATTAAATATGTTAATTTATTACAACTATTGACAACTAATTATTTTATAATAATAAAAAATGATGGAGGAGGAGATTGTTTTTTTCATTCTGTTAGTCAAGGCTTGGCATCTAGTAAAAATAAAAAATATTTTTCACATACAGCACTTCGCAAAATGGTTTCTGAAAATATAACACTGCCAATATTTAAAGATTATGAATTACAACAATGGGAACTATATATGGCAGATGATAATAGAGGTAAAAGTTATATTAGACAAATATATGGTGGGTCCCTTCCACAAAGTAAAAAGGATATTATAAAACAAATTAATAAAGAATTTGATAAACTGATATATAATAATAATAAAATTAAGGATTTAAAAAATAGCTTACCTGATTTAACAAAATTCAATGATTTTGTAAAATATGTAAATACTAGTAATTATTGGGCAGATTCTGTAGCAGTAAATATATTAAGTCAAATATTAAATGTTCAATTTGTTATTTTTGATTCCAATTTTAATCAAATAGAATGTTTAATTAGAGATACTTATACTAAAAAAATGTATGATGGATACATATTAATTTGGTGGACAAGTCCAGTTCATTACGAATTAATAACTTATAATAATACTGGATTTTTTACATTTGAAACATTGCCTCCTTTAATAAAAAGTATGATCAATGATAATGCAACTATAAATCCTCCGTGTAATAGCGATGCAAGGTTTCCTTTAACTAACTAATCCTTAGCATTTAATCCTTAGCATTTAATCCTTAGTTTTTAGTCTTTAATATTCAAATACTTTTTAATAATAACACCTAATGTTCCGCTCATTAATAAAAATGTGCCTGCAGTAAATGCAATTTTTTTATCTAAATCGGAAAATTCTCTTTTATGTCTAAATGGATTAAAACGATACATTAAAAATAGACTTACATATATTTGTATATAACTATGAATAATTGTGACATATGGTGCGGTATTTGTTTTTGATAACCCTAATAAACTAACAATATACAATATATATGTTATAGCAGTAATTAGTATAAACGCATTCATTTGAAATTTTTGAGAAAATGAAAACATTCTTCTTATATTTATAAGTTATTTTATTGTTATTATTTCTTTAGTAATATTATGTGTAGCAATTTAGAAACAAATATGCAAATTATTGATACTAGTAATGAAAGAATATTTAATAGAAATTTATCATCACAACCATTACAGCCTTACTTGAGTGTTCGACCTGTAATGACTAAATATTCTATACTGCCAATTGTTGATCCTAGAGCACCAATTAATGTTCCAATGATTCAACAACCTACATATAATTCACATTATGTATTTAATCCAGGAAATACAGTAAGTCCATGGTCAGGTTTTGCAACAAATATAAATTTAGAATCTGAATTAAGAAATCAAGTATATGCTTTACAAAAATGCAGTCAATCAGTTTATGTTCCTTCATCAAATAGTGATTTATACCATTTTCAATTTAAGTCAAAAGAACATTTACAAGTTCAACAACCATTTCCAAATTTATTTAAAAAAGAATTATATAGTGATTTTAATCCAAATAATGAAGAAGTTGCTAAAGGTGTTTTTTATAATCATACTCGACAACAATTAAAAGGTTTATCGGAAAATCAATGTGATTAATTTAATAATAGTATTTATGGAGCAATTCCGCTTGCGGTCGGTAGAAGAACAATTGGAGCAACCAGAACAAAGCAACATGGAATCAAATATGAAAGTAAGTTTAGACCCAGTAATAGATCAACAATCAATAAAGATAATAACTAAAGAATTACTTTATTCAGATGAGGAGGAGGAAGGTGAAGAGGAAGAAAAAGATGTAGAAAAAGAAGTTATATCATTTATAAAGAGAGAACATATATTTGATCCAACTTCTGAAATTACTTTAGAATGTTTAATGAATAAATCAACATATTTAAAATATATAAAAAATCAAAATTTAGAAGAAAATAAAATAAAAACAAATTTAAAGGATCGCAAGTTTTATAAAAAAAGAATATATGATTTAACAAAACAATTAATGCATAATGAACATAGTCCTTCAACTGAAATATCAAAAACTTTTGAAAATTATATTAATAGTTGTATAAGATATTTTCAAATATTAGATAAAACAGATATTTTACAAGAAGATTATGCTAATATTACGCAAATGAATTTCATAAATACTAAAATAGAATCAGTAGAAGAAGCGAATAAATCAATGATGCGTTTTGTAAAAATGTATGAACCGAACTCTTTGGAGAAAATAGTAAAAAGAACCGTTACAAAAATGGCAGCACCTGATCCAGTTTTACCAAAACAAAAAAATATTAATTTAAAAGACCCTATTTTAAGAAATAAAGGTATTTGTAAAAAGAATAATATATCTAATAAATATGAAGACAAGACGGAAACAATACCGCCACCAAAATAAAAATAAAAAGGGAACAAAAAGAAAACCAATAGGTGGTGGAAAAAGAAGGGGTAAAAGAAATAATAAAAAAAGTAGTAAAGATAAACAAAATAAACCAAAAGAAATATCATTTAAAAATTTACAATGTAGTCCAAATCCAGATCCAGAAAAACAAAAAGATTATACGTGTTTAGATGATCAAACATTATTAAAATTAAAATATTTATGGAATGCTCGTCATCCAGATGTTAAAATTGAAAGTAACTGGCCTAAAGAAATATGGTCAAAATTAAAAGAATATTTAAAAAGTATTTGCAATAAAGAGTCGTGTTGGTTAAAACAAAATTTTGTAGAAGGTAAATTAGATACAGAATTGCGTGATTCTTTTGCGCCCAAATCTCCAGCGGATTGGAAAAAAAACCCGAACGAATGGTTATCTAGTGTTGATATTTTAGATGTAATGAAACAATATGAAAAAGCATATAAATGTTTTGAATTTATGGGACCTACACCTATTGATTTTGATACACAAATGATGGGAGATCAGTGCGTATGGCCTGAATTATGTAAATTTAATTTACAAGAACAGATTAACTCTGGTAAAACTAAAATAGGCATTATTTTTAATACAGATAAGCATACTGGAGGTGGAAAGCATTGGATGTCTCTCTTTATAAATATTAAAAAGGCAGAAATTTTCTTTTATGATTCAGCAGGTGATATGCCAAGTAAAGAAATTCAATCACTTATTGATCGTGTAATAGAACAAGGAAAAAAATTAAATCAGCCAATTGCTTTTAAATCAGATTATAATTATCCAGTAGAACATCAAATGGGAACAACTGAATGTGGAATATATTCGCTTTATTTTATAGTACATATGTTAGAAGATAAATTAACAGGTCAATATTTAAAAACACATAAAATAAAAGATAAATATATGCAACAATTTCGCAAAGTATATTTTAATGAAGATATATAATTTAAATTATCGATTTAAACATATATTACTAACTAATAATATATGTTTTTGACAAAAGGAAATGTGGAAACAATATGGGATGTATTACAAGATGAAAAACTACCTAATATGAATCAACCAGTTTTTATTAATAATATAAAATTATTTGGTGAAAAAGAGAGAACCTCTGGACTAACTCTTTATCAAATGAATACAAAATTTATAATGCAATTTAAAGATTTTATGGTGAAAGAATATCAACTGCATCAACGATCAATTAAACAGCAACAACAACAGCAACAACAGCAACAACAGCAAAAACAAAATAATGGACATAATAATAAGCAACCGGATGGACCTATTAGATTAAATATTCAAGAGAATGATTCAAATTATTCCATTACAGCAGAAGAATTGCATGCTGAACGTATTGGCGAATTTGAAAAACAATTATCTCAAAAACAAAATGAATTTAGTAGTTTAATGATACAAGAAAAACCAGCAGATCTTAATTTTAGTGATGTAAAAGATAGTCCAATTGGATCAGAAATGGAACAACTTATTGCAAGAACATTATTACAACGTAATTTTGATATTGAACAAATACATAGTCAAAATACAAGCACAACTGCGACTACCAGTTGGTTATCTAGTAAAGATACCTCTTTAAAAACTGAAAAGAAAAATGAAAAATCAAATAATGAGGATAAACATATTTCATGGTCTAATGAATTAACTAGTGAAGAACCAATAGTAACAAATAGAGAGAGTATTTTTTCAAAATTAAAACAAGTAAAAAATATAAAAGAAACTAAAGAAATAAATGATTTAAAGGACGTAAATGATTTAAAGGACGTAAAGGAAGAAAATGATTTAAAGGAAATAAATAATAAATTAGATAAAATAATTAAACATTTCAATATAATATAAGTATAATGTGCGACTTCAAAGTGGGAGATAAAATATATAAAAAAGGAGAAAAACCAATAAAATATACTATTATGAAAATAGAAGAAATTTTAGGAGGTAATTGGCATGATGGATTTTCTACTGAACATTATGCTGAATTAGATGATGGAACTAATTTTAAATTATGTTATATGAGTCAAATGAATCAACTAAATATTGTTTATGCATTGAAATCTGTAGTATAAGTATTTAATTGTCGAATACAATAATTTATCCATTTTTTATGATAACTAGGAATTTCCACTTTGTTATCATATGTGAATTTCTCTCTTTTTACAAAAATAGGAATATAAATAGGTGAATTAATTTTATCATCTATTTTGTAATGTATATTAGATCCATTTGATTTATTTTTTCTAGTTCCGGAGCTCCGCTTATTAGAATTGCTCTGCTTATTAGAATTGCTTCGCTTAGTCCAACACTTACAACCAGTTTTTGTTTTATATAAATAATGCAAAGAGAGATGACCTCCATTAAAAAATACATAAATATTACCACATTTTTTATCTATAATAATCTTTGTAGCATCTCTAAATAAAGTAGGTGCAACCTGCATTAATTTAGACCAATTATGTATTTTGTTATAATTTGATTTCTCTCTTTTTTTCCTAGACAAAAAACAATTTAAAACATTTATATTCTTTTTATTTGATCGGGTTTGATTTTTATTTGCAAGTATCATTGCCATATATTTACTTTATATAATCTACTTTTTTAGTTTTCAAATTCAATGTTCCAATTAAGGTTGGTTCTAGACCAGGGGTTCTTAAAGCTTGTGTATAACTTTCTAAATCATATATTTCACCAGTATTTTCATCTATTGCTTTATAAGCATATTCAATCTTTTTAGTCCCTTCTTTTAATGTTATTTTCTTAGCTTTCCATGTAATTAATTTCTTATTACTTTGACCTACAACTCCTGCATTATCCGCAGCAATATTTGGATTAAATGAAAAAGAACTACTATCCGGATTTCCAAAAGTCAAACATTTTAATTTCTCCTTTGTATTTCCTACTGAATAAGTAGCACAATCAATTGAGGCCTCTTTAATATTCTTCAATAATTGATTACTTATTCTCTCTTTAATTACAGAAATTTCAAATAATGCTTGATCACTTGTGAATGGCACCTTGGCTTTTTCTAGCGAATCAGGCGAAATTATATATTCCAACTTACTTAAATCCTTTCTTTTTAATTCAATTGATTTATCTGATGCAATCTGCTCATCCGTAAATTTCATCAAATATATAAATACTTCAACAGTTTGTAAATCTCTAGGTAATCCTTTATGACTGCAAATACGACGGGCTCTTCCAATAACTTGTTCAGTTCTTACTGGATGCCAGTATGGTTCCATAACATGAACATATCGCGTATTACGTAAGTTAATACCTTCTGATCCAGATGCAGTAATCATAAATATTTTAACAATCTCGCCCAAATTATTATTTGGTGATATATCCTTTAATTCTTCTACTAAAGCAGGTGAAAGATCTTGGGCATCCCAATCTCCATTATAAATATTACGCACGGCTTCTTTTTCTTCACGTGATTCGGTTCCAGTATATAAAGCATATGTAGGTTTACCACGATTTTCTGGCGCAATATCTAATTCCCATTGTCCTTGTGAATTTTGTTTAATTTTAAATTGAGTAAAACCATGATAATCTAAAACCATTTGAAAAATACCAATTCCTTCTAATGTTCTAAACTGACTATATACTAAATGCAGACCAATATGTTGAGGATCAGTAATATTAGTTAACATTTCCAAATATTTAGGTGAATATTTTTGCAATCCTCTTTCACTAAAATAAGTAGATGCATTCTCTTTTAATAATTGTATTGCTGCCACAATTCGTTTAACATAGGTAGTGTCTCCTTGTTTTTCTAATGCTTCTTCTTCTACAGCATATTCTGGATTATCAAAATTCTCTAAATCATCAGAATCTTTTGCGGCTACTTCTTTACTTTTATCTGTTTTTATAATAGCATCCTCATTTTCTTCCATATTTAATTCTTCTTTTGGCATTGGTCTAGGCACTTCTGGAGGCATTACAAAATTACAATATAACCGTGAAAATATTCGATAGGTTGAAGAAGGTTCAGTATATATTTCTCCTGGTTTTGCTGCAGCTGCACCAGGTTTACCTTTTTCTTGTTTTCTCTCTTGATATCTAGCTAATTCATATACATCAAACTGATAATCACTCATTGGTATACTTACTATATTAAAATTTTCAGCAACATCATATTTGGGTAATAATTGTTCTTGAGCACTTCTAAAATAAGATGTCATACCCATAATTCTACGTTTAAAAATATCTGGATTTTTTATTGTTTTATCTTCTGAAATAAACCATTGGACAAATTCTTCTAATTTATCAGGTAAACATTTGTAAGGATGTATAATTACTGAATTTGGACCAGCAATTGTTTCAATACCCGCACTATGTAATGTTCTCATAATATTTCTTTCAAAATCTTCATTACTCATATGCTCTACTGGAACTACCACTTTTTCTCCTTTTGTTTTGCTACGTTTTTCTAATTCATTACTTACTCCAGCATATGTACCAGATGATGATGTAAAACTACTTTCAAACCCAAATGGATTACGTGTAATAAATAATTTTTTATTTGAATAATCCATATAATCCATATTTTTATTTTTAATTAATAAGTCATGTAACATTTCTTTATTAATAGATTGTCCTGGTTTTACATCTAATGATATTTCCCATGTATAAATATATCCTCGCAAAATATTAAATAAAATTCCGAGCTCATTCGGATAATTAATCATTGGTGTTCCAGTTAAAAGAATAATGCGAGCATTTTGTGCAGTTAAAAGCATTTCATATAAAATAAGAGACATTGTAATAGCAGTTAATACACGTTTACCTTTTTTATCATATTGTCCAGTTTTTTCTTTATCTATTTTATTTACAATTCGACTAATAAAATTATGCGCTTCATCAATAACAACAACAGAATTATCAAATATATTTACTTCAAAATTGCTAGTAATTTGCGCTAATTTAGCACGTCTCAGTCCATTATAATGAATAAATGTATATTTAGCTTTAATCATTTCATTAATTTGATCATCTAATTTATTTTTATCTTCAATACCTAGATACTGATAATTGCTAACCGTTTTTGTTTTATCTACTAAAAATACACCTCTTCCTTTTTTAATATAATCTACCGGTAATTGTAATGCAGCAGATAAAGTTTCTATTTCTACATTAGTAGAGGGTAATGGTATCCAATCCCAATGTTGCTTTTTCTTATAAATATCTTCACCGCATATTTTCAATTCTGATAAATAATTCTGCTCTAATGATGCAGGAGTAAGAATAAATATTTTTTTTGCATTTTTCATACCTTCAGCAATAGCAATAGATGTACACGTTTTACCTGAACCTAAACCATGATATAAAAGCAGACCACGATATGGTGTATATAAATTTAAATAATCACGAACCAGTTGTTGATGAATTAAAAGAGAGAACTCTCCAGAACTTTGATTATCACAAGAAATATTCTCTGCATTATCTGCTAATTCTTTTTTAAAATGACTAAATTTAGAATTAATAAAATTAATGAATTTTTCACGATTATTCATGTAATATTTAGAAGCTTTAATACGCATAGGTTCTTCTTTTTCAGCTAATACTTTAATAGATTTACCTTCAATTGGTGCCCAATCTTGTGGTCTAAGTGTAGAAATGCCTTTAATTGCTCGTTTTCTTGCTGATTTTTCTTTAAGTTGTTTTTCTATAGCTACTTCTTCTAAGTCTTCATCTAATGCTTGATCACGTGCTTCGGTATCTTCTAATCGTGCGCCAATATCTGATCCTATACTAGATCCTTCTTCCTCTTCTTCCTCCTCTTCCTCCTCTTGCATAACCATTTTAGCTTTAACTACCTTCACTTTTTTTGATTTAACTACATGTTCTAGGTCATTTTCTTTGATTTCTTCTACTTCTTTAATACCTTCCAGTTTTTTAACAAATTCCAAAAAAGATTCCTCAGTAAAATCCAATTCTGCAAGTATAGGAATATTTATTGGAAATCTATAATTAGTATTTAAATTATCAGGTTTTTGTTTTAATCTTTCTAAAACACTCATTATATATTTACAACTAAAATAACTTATCAAAAATAACTATACACTAGACTACTGAATATAAAGACAACTTCTGTAAAGCTTCATCGCACGCGATTTGTTCTGCTTTTCGTTTAATTTTATGCTGCCCTTCACCTAAAAAAAGTAACAATTTATTATTCTTTTCAATATATTCTTGAATTTTAGCAAATGTTTTCAAATTATCTATATGAATAGCATCTTCAGTAGTACAATTATAAATAGATTGACCCATACATAAATATACACCCATTTTATATCCATTATCTAAATCGTGATCAATCTCTAAATAATGCGGCGTCACTTTAAATTCTTTTTGAATTTTTACCTGTAATATATTTTTAAAATTATCATCATTTTGAATTAATGCAATCCAATCAATATGTTTTTCAAATATATTTTCTATAAATTTTTGGGCCATTTGAAACCCTGGACCAGTAACAAACATTTGTTGAAACCATCCTTCTTCATCCTTCACTTCTATTTTATTAAAATCTAAAAAAAGTGCACCAATAAATGATTCAAACAGACATCCTAATTTTTTCAAATTGGTGCGAATCTTTTTCTCTTCTGCGTGTTTAGATAAAATTAACCATTTATTTAAATGCATTTCCATTGCTATTTTCCCAATAGCTTCATTTTTAACAATAGCAATCTTTTTTTCTGTCATAAATCCTTCATTCTCTTTAGGAAATCTTCTATATAAATAATATTTAGTAACTAATTCTAATACACCATCTCCTAAAAATTCTAAACGTTCATTTGATTTCGTTGATAGAGGCATACAATCTGGTGGTCTATCCACAATAGTTATATTTTGTGAAGTATTTTCTAAATGAGGTCGTTTTGTATATGATCTATGAACAAATGCTCGTTTATATAAACTTAAATTATTTACAGTTCCAGGAACACCATATTTAGTGAGAATAAATTGAACATCGCTCAATTTAATCTCCACATTTTCTGGATTATATGGATTAAAAATTAGTCCATCTTCTCCTTTAATAATATCATCATCATGAATTATTTGTTTATCAGTTAATTGATTCATTAATATACTATACTCAGTTATATTTATATCTATTTAGCAATTATATAACAATGGCAATAATGGTTCTCTCTGGAAATAGAACAACTACTAATATAGATTCTACAGTAAATCGCGGATGTAACTATGGCGGTTCATGTGGTGGAAATAAAAAAGCAGGAATAGTTAGTTATGGTCCATCATGGCAAAGAAGAAATATGGGTAATTTTTTAAAAAGAGCTCCACAAAGACTTAGATCAGTTCGTTTTTCAACTACAAGAAATCCTACACAATTTCGAAGAGGTAGTTATTTTTCTACTCATTCAGGAATGTTGGGTTAATTTATTTTATTTTATTTTTATTTATATTTAGTCGAAATAAAATAAAATAATATTAAGGCAATATATAAAATGGTTGGAATGCAAACACAATTTGGAAGAGGACGATATGTCAATTTAATTGATGGAAGAACAATTCAAAGTGGTGGATCTGTTGGTGGAAATAAAAAACCAGGAATTGTTACATACGGTCCTTCATGGAAAATGGGCAATATGGGTAATTTCTTAAAGAGAGCTCCACAACAAATTCCTTCACTAGCATTTTCATTGGCGAATACTACACGGTATCCAAATCAGTTGCGACGTGGAAGTTATGCTGTTACGCATTCTGGTATGCTAGGTTAAACACATGCAATATATTTTGTAAAGTATATAAACATTATTTGATATTCTTATTTATTATGAATATCAAAATAGATAACAGAGAAACTGATTTAATTCATTTATGTCAATTAGAATTAGCAAAAGAATTAGCAAAAGAATTAGCAAAAGAATTAGCAAAA